TAGTTACATATCTTATTGGTAGTTGCTCAGGGGGTCCGGCAATATTAGTTGATTTCGATAGTTCATCGTTACCTGCGGTTAATGGTAACTATTATTTAACATTTGTTGGTTCGACTGGTCCTGGTTGTTATGATATTATTGACAACGCAGAACCTGCAACTGGTATCGATAGAGTTGCAACTTTATCTACAGATTACACTGATTGTGCTACGTGTCTTGCTGCCAATCCAACACCAACTCCAACTCCAACACCTACAATTACTCCAACGATTACTTTAACTCCATCTGTAACAAGAACTCCGACTGTAACCCCAACAAACACAAGAACTCCAACACCAAGTATTACAACTTCTGTTACACCAACAAGAACACCAACACCAACAATAACTCCAACAACAACAGTAACACCAACAGTAACACCAACAAAAACACCTACAGCTACTCCGACAATTACTCCAACAATTAGTTTAACACCAAGTATTACACCAACATTAACTCAAACACCTACAAATACTACGACACCAACTCAAACAAAAACTCCAACACCAACAATAACACCAACAATTACATTAACACCAAGTATAACACCAACATTAACACAAACACCAACAGTAACTCCAACACCAGCACCTTATTGGTTAATCAGAAATTGTGGTGGAGGTGGAGTTTTTAGTGTTGAAATCGATGCGAGTGTGAGATTGGGTCAAACAATATTAGCAACGTTTGAAAACCTAACTCCTTATGGATGTTATATTGTTGACGGATTAGATTTCGGACCAATTGAGGACTCAGCAACAGTAATTGATACTTTTGAAAGTTGTGAAGAGTGTGGAACTGTATATACTGGAACAACCGTAGATGTTTTTTACGCATATAATGGATTCTGTTGTGACCCTGTAAGTGGTTATACAGGTTCAGGAACTGTATATCCTCATCCAGAATATGGAACTGACGGTGGAATTGCAATTCAATCAATGTCAGTTAAATTAGGTGGATTCAACGGATTAAACAATTAAAAATTAAATAAAAAATATAAAAATGGCAGATTTAAAACCTATAGGGAGTGAAAAACTCGAAGGACAAGATAAATTAAGAAGAATTATGGAAATTGCTCGTTTTAACGAAGCTCTTCCTGAACTTGTAAACGAAACAGCTAAATCTCAATATTCCCGTTCTTTAGCCGATGGTAACAATTATGAAATTGTTAAAGAGAGACAAGGATATATTATCAAAAAAACTATATCTGAATCTGAAACAGATTATATTGAGCCTATGAAAAATAGGAAATATTATAATTCCTATTCTCAAGCATTAAAAAGATTAAATCTTTTAGCTGGTGAATTAAACAGAGTTAACGAAAACGAAGAAGAAGTTTCACTTTATGGTGAACAAAAAAAATTCGTTTTGAAAACTCCAAAACCAGAAGTTGAAGCTCCGGCAGCACCTGCAGCACCAGCTCCAGTAGCACCTCCTGCAGTTCCATCTCCAGAATTACCTCCATCTCCAGTTCCAAGTGGTGATGAGGGAGCTGATATGGGTGCGGAAGATGACATGGGTATGGATATGGGTGTTGAAGATGACATGGGTGGAGAAGACGTTGACGTTGATGCTGAAGTTGACGTTGATATGGAAGAACCATCTGAAGATAAAGTTACATTCAAAACAATTCAAAAACTTACAGGTAAATTAACTCAAAAGGTAAGAGTATTAGATAACGAACAAGGAATGACTTCTGAGAATATCAAATACGTTATCAACATGGTATTATCTGCCTTGAATTTAGGTGAATTATCTGAAGAAGACAAAGAAGACATCATGTCAAAATTCGAAGGTGATTCTGAAGATTTAGGTGGTGATGATATGGATGGTGAAGATATGACTGACGATACTGAAGTTGAAGATATTCAAGCAGATATGGATGTGGATATTGACCAAACACAACCTGAAATGGGTGAAGGTCACGGAGCAATTTTCGATAGCATTTTCAAAGAATCAAAAGTTGATAAAGTAATTTCAAAATATTTTGAAGTTTCAAAAAAAGAAATTTTAGAAAATAAAGAAAGAAAGGCTAACAAACAACAACTGATTAGAGAAGGTGTAAAACAAAAAATGAAAGATGTTGTGAAAATGACAGAAACTTTTGAACAAGAATTGGCATCTAAAAAGTTTTTAGAAGAAAACTATAGTTTCCAATTTATAGGAATTACTAATAAGAAAAATTTGGTGTTTGAAAATAAAACAAAACAAGTTAAGATTTCACCACAAGGATTAGTAATATGAGTTATTTGATTTACGTAAACGGATTAGGACCTAACTATAAAGGAGACAACCTTTACGAATTCATATTCTCAGATAGTTTGGATGTGTGGGGGGAAGCTTGGGAGAGTAAACCATCAAATGGTTACCCAACTCCACCTGAATTAAAATATATTAAAAAGGTAGGAGTTCTGAAAAAAACTGATGTAAAGTTGGAATTGATTCAGAACTCCGATTTTTTTTCTATGATAGACGCAATGGATGATGTAGTTGCGTTAGCCTGGGAAAGTGAAGAAGAACAAGGACAAAAAAGACTTGTTTTTAGATTTGGAGAGGAAGAACAAAAAATAAAAGACAAACTCTACGAAAGAGATTTGATACTAGAATTTGAAAAGAAAGTTGTATATGAAAACTAACTTAAAAGCACTACAGTTAATTGAGAAAGGATTGTCAGCAAAGACTGTCCATAAATTGACAGAATCTCAAATCAACACATTACATTCAAGACTATTGATTGCAGAGAAAAAAGAAACTAAAGAAGCTGTTACAGTAACAAAAAAAGAAACAACATATCCTGCATCTGAAGTAAATGCAATGAAAGCCAAGGGAGAATCAATACCCGGTGGAAAGAGCGTTAGAGTGAACGCCGATGATAGTGTAACAGTTACTGCTGAAGGAGAAGTTAGTGAAGAAGAAGAAGTAACAATGGACCCAAATAAAGAAGTTGAAACTCAAGACCCAAAACAAATAGGTCCATCGTCTGATGATGGATTTGGTAACGAAACTGATGGAATGGGTATGTTTGAGAGTAAAGAAAAACCAAATGTATATGCAATTTGTCATTCTCAAGTTGGACCTAAAAAAACAAGAAAATTTCAAAGATGTGTTCAATCTGTAAAAAAACAATTAGGAGAAGGAAAAAATCCTGTATCTTTGTTTCTTGAAAATCAAATTATGAAGATTGTAGAAAAGAACTTACCACCAAAAATAACTAAGGGTGACTTGATGAAATACTTATCTGAAGCACCGGCAACGGCACCTTCAAAACCAAAAACATCACCAACAACAAAACCAGGTAAACCTGGAACAAAACCACAAAGACCACCAAGTCCTTTCAAAAATCCTAACCCTAACGAGAATCCAGCACCAAAGGCAAAGAAGGTTTCTGTTGAAGACGCTAAGGATGAAGTGATTGATGCAATTATTAAATTATTACAAAAATAAGAAAATGGCTAAGATAAAAGAACAAATAGATTACGGTGGAAGACGAGAAAAAATGGACCCAAATTTGGAAAGAAAATTAGGTAGTCCTGAAAATCTTTATGCTCAAAACCCTGCAATGAAAAAAGGTCCTGCTGATGTGCAAAGATTGGTAAGTCAAAGATTTGGTAAAGTTGCCGATAAGTTAAAAGAAGTTGTTGGAAACCAAAATATTAGTTCTCAACAAGTTCAAGGGATGATTTATAGTGAAATGATGAGAAGACTCCCTAATATTATGAGAATTGAAGCCGCTCATAAAGAAGAACTTGAACAATTAGCCGTTGAAGCTTCTTTAGAAGAAGGAGAGGTTCCTGAAGGAAGATATCAAATCGATGCTCAATTAGGTCAACCTGACACAGGTGATTTCAGATTTAAGCCTGAAGATGATGAGGAAGAAGAAGATGAGAAAGAAGAAAAGGAGGAACTTGACATACCTTCATTTGATGTTGAAGATTTAACAGATGAAGAACAATTAGAACTTGAAAAACACAAGAGAAATATTATCAACGCAATTATCCAAGGGGCGGCAAAAAAAGGTCATTACCTTTTTCAAAAACCTTCAGTAAAAGCGAGATTGGATGAAATAGACCCATCGTTATATAGAGATTATTTAGGTATTATGGCTATCAATGATTTCATGTATTTTACTATGGAACAAATGATTGAGATGATGAGTCAAACAGGTCAAGGTGTTGCTGGTAAAGTAAAATTAAGTAATGCTGACAGTGATGATGAAGGTGATGATGAAGGTGGTGAAGGTGGTGAAGGTTCACCTGACACAAAAATAAGTGCAACAGGGTTAATATTCCCAATATTATGTCATGAAATAATCAAAGGGTTGGAAGAGGCTAAAGGTAGACATGGTTTACCGACAGAGCCAGGTTTACGTCAAAAAGTTCAAGCACAAGTTGATACTTTAGCGAATGAACCAATGCAATTGAGAATAGGACCTGAAATCGTGGAAAAGCTTAGAAACGCATTACCCGATTCCATGTTTGACGAATCAAACAAAGGTCTAATAAACTGGTTCCATATCTTGTTATACCAAATACCGGCACAAGAATTCTTGGAAATTATAGGAAATGCCATCTCAGAAGATGAGTCAAAAATTAAAAAAGCAACTTCAAGATTTGAAGAAATTATGAGAGAAGCTATTGATATGAAATCAGAATTTGAGGATTACAAAGAGGAAGAAGATATTGATTCTGACGAAGATGATGAGGATAATTTAGATGATTTTCTGAGTAGTTTGGGCATATCTAGACCCAAATAATAATTTGTGACTAAAGAACAATTAATTATAGAAGTTACGAAGTGTGTGAGGAATACTCCTTATGCACTTCGAACTTATTTACAAACATACGATAACACAGTATCAAAGTATGTTCCATTAGACCTTTTCCCTGACCAAATTAGTCTTATTGAGGATTACGACAAATTTAATGAAAACATTGCATTGAAGTATCGTCAGGCGGGTGTATCAACGGTTACCGCTGCTTGGGCATCAAAAAAATTAGTATTTGCTAAAAAACAAAAACCTGAAAAGGTTCTAATCATCGCCAACAAATTAGATACATCTGTAGAGATGGCTAACAAGATTAGAAGTTTTACAGAACAATGGCCTGCATGGATTGGAGTTTCTTTTTCAAAAGAAAAAAATTCTCAAAGACACTTTAAATTAACAAATGATTGTGAAGTAAAGGCGGTGGCAACATCAAAGGATGCCTTGAGAGGTTATACCCCTACCATCCTTATTTTTGATGAAGCCGCGTTCATTGAGGCTGACGGAGATTTTTGGTCAGCGTGTATGGCCTCACTATCTACAGGTGGTAAGGTTATTGTTGTTTCTACACCAAACGGATACGACCCAATCTATTATGAAATCTATGACCAATCATTAAGGAACATGAACGATTTCAAGATATCTGAAATGTTTTGGTATCGTGACCCAAGATATACAAGAGACTTGTATATGGTTAAGACAAATGATTTAGTTCATTATTTGTTAAACAGAGAAGAATATCCAAAAGATTCTGTTGTAGATTTATCAACAGAAAATCCATATGATAGAGACCATGCAGTAACTACAGACTATATTGAACAAGGATATAAACCATGTTCAGCTTGGTTTGAGAGTATGGTTAAAAAACTTAAATACGATAGACGTAAAGTTGCTCAGGAATTGGAATGTAACTTCTTAGGTTCAGGTGATAACGTATTTGAATCTGAATTAATGCAAAACATTGCGAAAAACATGTTGAGGGAACCATCTGCAAAATTGATGGGAGGTTCACTTTGGATTTTTAAAGAGCCAGTAAATGGGCACAAATATGTAATGGGAGTCGACGTATCTCGTGGAGATTCTGAAGATTTTTCATGTATTCAAATTATCGATTTTGACGAAAGAGAACAAGTTTTGGAATACGTTGGAAAAGTGCCTCCTGATGTAATTGCGGAAATTGCTTATAAGTGGGGAACTATGTATAATGCCTATTGTGTCGTCGATATCACAGGGGGTATGGGGGTTTCAACCGCAAGAAAATTACAAGAGTTATCTTATGGTGGTGGGTTATATGTTGATAATGTAGATACTTCGAATAAATGGAAGTGGGACCCTAAGTTAAATGAAAAAATACCTGGAATTAATTTTAATAGTAAAAGAGTCCAAATTATCGCTGCGTTGGAAGAAGCTGCGAGACATGAATTCAAAATTTATTCGAATAGATTATACAATGAAATGAATACTTTCATTTATGTTAACGGTAGACCAGACCACCAAAAAAATCATCATGATGACTGTATTATGGGTATTTCGATGGCAATTTATGTTGCTGAAAAATCTTTTCAATCTTTAACTAAAGTTACAAATCATACAAAGGCTATGTTGAATTCTTGGACGAGTAATGTTCATGAAAACAAAAATACTTCTGATTTCTTCAATCCGATGGTTCCACAGATGGGTAAAGACGCAAGAGGATACAATAATGGTCCATCTAGAAAAGACTACGAAACATATAAGTGGTTATTTGGGGCTTGATAGTATTTATATTATCGAAGTATTAAGTAAAATTATATCATGGCAGAACAGAATTTAACAGTTTGGCAACGATTATCCAAAACTTTCGGACCTAATTCACTTTTAGGTCAAGATTATCCAACGTTTAAGTTGGATAAAAAAGAAATATTACGCACAAAAAGTAGGGAAGAATACGAAAAGGAAAAACTTCAAGCACAACAAACTTATTATTTGGGAAACCAGTGGACTAAGGTTGAAAACAATCTTTATTCACAAGCGATTTATTATGAGCCATCAAGATTGTCTGCTCAGTATGATTATGAATCGATGGAATATACTCCTGAGATTTCAGCTGCTTTAGACATTTATTCAGAAGAATCCACGACAACTAATGAAGATGGATTCATACTTCAAATCTATTCTGAGTCTAAAAGAATAAAATCAGTTCTTGCGGATTTATTTAATAATGCTTTGGATATCAATACCAACTTACCTATGTGGACAAGAAACACTTGTAAGTATGGTGATAACTTTGTCTATTTGAAATTGGACCCTGAAAAAGGTATTGTTGGATGTCAGCAATTACCCACAATCGAAATTGAAAGACATGAAGTTGGTGCGAGCCAAAAGATTTCAGTTTCAATAGAAAAAACTGAACCAAACAAGGCTCTTACATTTACATGGAAGAACAAAAACATGGAATTCCAAACATGGGAAATTGCTCACTTCAGATTATTAGGTGACGATAGAAAACTTCCATACGGAACTTCAATGTTGGAAAAAGCAAGAAGAATTTGGAAACAATTATTGTTATCTGAGGATGCAATGTTGATATATAGAACATCAAGAGCACCTGAAAGAAGAGTGTTCAAAGTGTTCGTAGGAAATATGAATGATGATGATGTCGAAGCATACGTTCAGCGTGTTGCCAATAAGTTCAAAAGAGAACAAATTGTTGATAGTAAGACAGGTAACGTTGACATGAGATTTAACCAAATGGCGGTTGACCAAGACTATTTTGTTCCTGTTCGTGACCCTGCAGCACCGAACCCAATCGATACATTAGCGGGTGCTACAAACTTATCAGAGATTGCCGATATTGAATATATTCAAAAGAAATTATTGACGGCTCTTCGTGTTCCTAAGGCATTCTTAGGATTTGAAGAAGTTGTTGGTGATGGTAAAAATTTATCATTACAAGATATTAGATTTGCTAGAACGATTAACCGTATCCAAAAGAGTATGTTAGCAGAACTGAATAAGATTGCAATTATTCATCTTTTCTTATTAGGTTTTGAAGACGAATTATCTAACTTTACATTAGGTTTAACAAACCCATCAACTCAAGCTGACTTGTTGAAGATTGATGTTTGGAAAGAGAAAGTTTTATTATATAAAGATTTAGTTGCCGACCCAGGGAATGGTATTCAAGCATCATCATCAACATGGGCGAAGAAACATATATTTGGTTGGTCTGATGAAGAAGTTAAACTTGATTTACAACAACAAAGAATTGAAAGAGCCGTTGGTGAAGAACTCAAAGCAACTGCAACAGTTATTACTAAAACAGGTTTCTTCGACAATATTGATAAGCTTTACGGCACAACAACAGGAACAACTCAAACACAAGGTGCTGAAACAGAAACTGAGAGTCCATTACCTTCATTCGGAGGTGGTGGTGAAATTCCTGCATTACCTGAACCAGCAGGTGCTGAACCAGCGGGAGGAGAAACTCCTCCACCACCAGAAACAGGAGGAGAAGCATCCGTAACACCAGAATCTAAAAAGAAAGATTTTAATATTTTAGTTGAAAATAACATGATTGAAGGAGATGAATTCCTCGATTTGGGAAAAGCTAGAGAATCTTTGGGAGAAATTTCAAAAGAATTGGATAAGTTACTAAATTCATAATATTTATATTCAAATACAAGAAAATGACTTTCGGACAAGTAAAATCCATTATTGAAAAAAATCTTATAGAATCTTATAGGAATGAAAAAGAATTCAAAAAATCTTTAAGAGAATTTAAAGAAAATGTTCTTAATAGCAAATCTTTGTCCAAGGTTTATAACCTGTATGACCAATTATCAAGTTCTCAAGGTTTAAGTAGTTCTGATGCCAATGAATTTTTGAATGAAGGAATTGGATTAATTCAAAAGTTATTACCAAATATTAAAATGCCAAAAAGTGTGTCTGAAATTAATGAAAATTTATATTCGGATATTGACACTTTAGTTTATATTAACAAACTTAATATTCACGAAAGATTACAATCAAGAAAGAATCTAATTAAAGTTTTGATGTCTGAAAACAAAATTGTAAAAGAATCTATACAAATTCCTATAAGCACTATGGTTAGAATTGCAAACCAAACATTAGAGAATTATGTTGATACTATGGATGAGCAATCAAAAAAGACATTTATTGAAATCTTGAAATCTGATGGAGATAGCCTTAAGGAAGATTTCTCAGTTCTTAAAGAGAAAACTATAGAAAAATTAAACTCAATTCTTGGTGAGCAAAAAGAAAGTGATGTTATTGAAAAAATATCAGAAACAATTGACAAGTTGAAAGCAGAAGAGTTTAATCAAATTAACTATTTCAAATTAGTTAATTTGGAAAAAAACTTATAATTCGTTAAGTTTCCTTTGTTTGTAAATTGCTTTTAATTTCTGAGCTCTTTTCTCAACAGATTGTTTGATAAATTCTTTTCTACTCATCAATTGTTGATTCTGTTTAGTTTTAATTACTTTAGATTTTAAAGTCTTTAAAGCCTTTTCAATATTTTCATTATTTTTTATTTCGATTATTAACATATTGAAAATAAATATTATTTATTTTTATAATTTTTGACATTGAGTTTTATTAGTGTTATTTTTATTAAAATAAACATTCATAATATGAAACTTAATGAAAAAAGGGAAAAGTGTAAAGTTGAATCTGTATAGTCCAATTAAATCTATGTATGGGACAGTCGATTCGAAAAATTTAAAATCAATTTACATTAACATTCAATCTTGGGTTTGCCCTAAAAAAGAACACGATAATTGGAATAGAGTGGTCTGTAATCTTAATCGTGAAATAAAACATTCCGTATTTAATTCAATATCACAGACAGTCTTTATGGACCGAAGTATTGTTGACTTAGATTTAAGAACAAGTGGAATTTCGACAGGAAAAAAATCATTTTTTAATTTAGAAGTAAACCTTTACACTAATGAAGAGTTGGACTTTAAATCTCAAGAATTAAAAGATTCTGTTAAAAGAATAGTAAAAAATATCTTCACAAATAATCTTTTAAATAACAACTATTTTGATTTTTACAAAACCAAAAAGTAAAATAACTATTAAACTTACTCAATCAGTATATTTATTTCTAAAAGAGTTATGAAGAAATTAAGAATTCTTGAGGCTAATGAATCAGGTCATGGAATACTAATTGAGATGGATGCTGGTTATGTTTCACCTCGCGATGAAATTAACCCATCGTTCCTTAAAGAATCAGTTAAATTAGACTACAAAAACCCTTTTGAGTTTTATGCGGTTTTACAGAAATATGATACCCCAAATAGGAATGGTAGATTTTACCCTGAAAGAATCCTTAAAAGAGAGGCTGAGAGATATAAAAAGATGATTGCTAAGGGATTGTCAACTTCAGAGTTAAACCACCCAGAATCGTCTCTAATTGACTTAGATAGGGTATCCCACATAATCACGGATGTATGGTGGGATAAAAATATTTTGATGGGTAAACTGAAGTTATTAACATCACCAGGATTTCATGAGAGAGGCATTGTTTCAACTAAGGGAGACCAAGCGGCGAATTTAATGAGACAAGGCGTTACAATGGGAGTTTCATCAAGAGGTGTTGGTTCCTTGAAAAAGGTTGGGGAAAGAAATGAAGTTCAAGATGATTTTGAATTAATCTGTTTTGACTTAGTATCTTCACCATCTACACCAGGGGCTTATCTTTTTTCAGATGTTAATGAGAGGGGTAATTATGAAGAAAATCTTGAAGAAGAAAAGAAAATCCAACAACCTGAAAAGAATTTAGACAAGTCTATTGATTTGATGAAAAAACTTACCGATTTTTTAGGAAAATAAAAAAATATAAATTATGGACGAAAAGTATTTTGTTGCTAAAATTACCTATGACCTTCCTGATGAAAACTCTGGAAAAATTAAAAAAATTAGAGAAGAGAAATTAGTTAAAGGTTTTTCAGTAACTGATGTTGAGGCAAAAGTTACAAAAAAATATGAAGGGTTTTCTCACGATTGGAGAATAACCTCAGTTTCAGAGAGTAAAATTGATGAAGTAATTGATTAAAAATCTAAAGTGGTCCTAAAGACCACTTTTTTTATTTTATGGAACTATTTATAATGAAATAATTAAAAAATGATTTTCATTATAACTTTCAAAGACCAAAGTTCGACTTTATTAAGTGCGACTACATGGTCAGACGCAGCTGCCTATTCAGAAGGGACAGGTAAAGAAATTACAACTATTAGTCAACTCTCATTCTCACCGACTTTGATTATAAATTCTCCTCTATCCAACAATTTTTATCAATTAATACTTGAAAACAATACAACTGGGGAGAAGACAATTTATTTTATCCTTGAAGATAATTATCAATCTTTAATCTCTTGGATTGAACAACAATCAAATTCACAGATAATCTCACTTAACAATCAACAAAGAAATTACGTTTCATTATAAGAGAAATAATACTTTTTCTTATTTGACACTATTTATATGTTAAATTAAACAATTTTTCTATGCAAGAAAATAAAGATGTAGTACAAGAGGCACTCATTCGAATGAAACAAGTCGAAGATGTAATTGCCGAGAATGCAAAAGGAATACTTGCTTCAACTATGAAGGAAGAAATCAATCAATTAGTAAAAGAATCTCTATCTGAACAAGATGATGACGAGGTTGAATTAGATGTAGACATGGACGATGACACTGAAGAAGTGGATATGGACATGGACACTGATAACGAAGACGAAGTCGAAATGGATATGGACTTAGATTTAACTGATATGGATTCAGAATCTCCTATTGATTTAACAAACGCTTCTGATGAAGAAATTCTTAAAGTTTTCAAAGCTATGGGTGAAGAAGACGGTATCATTGTAAAGAAGGATGGCGAAGACATTCACCTTACAGATAACAATTCTGACAACGAATACTTAGTAAAACTTGGAGAATCAATTGAAGAAATGGATGAAGAAGATGACATGGATGATGAAGAA